CGTCTCAGGAAAGCATAGTTAATGATCTGAGTAAAATAAGCAAATGGATTTCTAGATTTTTCTGGATCAAAATTATAGATGTATTGTACACAGTTTTCAATACCATCACTAATCATATCCTCTTTGAACATGTAGTTCACGAAGTTTGGTTTGTATGAGAGATGAGTAGCAATCTTAAGGAAGCACTCTCCAATGTATCTGGGGATACGTGGTTTTTGTAAATCTTTTAATCTAGCAATCTCAATCTCTTGTCTATAATCAATCAGAGCAGCAAGGAACTCTTTATTATTTACATAATGTTCCGATCTTTTTCTTTTCGCCATTGGTCTACCCAACATAAGTTTTTCTTTAATAATATATGTTTATATTATAGCATTTAATGTTAAAATCAACAAGCTTGACATATTAAACAATTACAAGTAAAATACCTTTGTTAGGGTTGATAGATCAGGTATAGATTAACTAGGAGTCTTTACTAAGATTTTTATCTGCAGAATTTTGTTTAAAAATCTTTTCAAGTAATTGTTTTGCGTCTTTAACGGTTGAGAGATAACCCATTCTCCTATCTATACTAGGATGTTCTCCAGGATTTTTTGCTCTGTTAAAGGATCGTACAAAATTTTGATATATTTCAATGATGTCAATATCACTTGACTCAGATATCAGCATCACATTATCTAAGTTAAGTATAAAAGTTTCCTCAGATGTAGTCTTCAACCATGGTTCCAGTTTATATCCTATCAGATTTCCATTCCTCTCTACGCTTTCGATGGTGACTGGATGATCCAGTATCAACATAGTTCGGTCTTCCTCCTCAGAGGCAGCAACTTTCGTAAAGATTTCTTCTCCTGATTTTAATTTAATCGTGCTGTAGAAATCGTTTTCTATCATTTTTTTAAGTCGATGGACAATATGTCATAATTAAATTTCTCTTCATTGTAAATTTTGATACGTTCAATGAGATGATTTAAAGTATAGTTTTTTCTTTCGTTTTTTGTGCAATCGTCACCAATATCGTAAAGCATCGCTTTAGTTTTGTTTTTACCCTTTCTAAGTACTCGACCAATGCTTTGGAGATTTCTCACTCTCGATTTAGAGGGTGAAGCAAAAATTACGTTGTGTAGATTACGGATGTTGATGCCTGTAGAGAAAGTGCCGTATGATGCAACGATAATAGCGTTCTCCTCCCTTTCGGTAATGTCCCTGATTCTCTCCCTTTCCTCTGCATCCACTCCGCCATGGACAAAGAATACCTTTCTATTCTCGTCTACAACATTATTTAGAAGATTAAAAATTACCTCACCATGTGTGGCAACCCGACTATACAGGATAAGAGTATTACCCTTTAAGTCTTTGGCAAGATTACAAATAAATTTATTTCTTCTATCGTGTTGGATAAGATATTGTATCTCATCTTCATAGGTGTCAAACTTTTGAGGAGCATGTTTTAACACCAAACACATAATATCAAGTTTTGATACATGACCCTTCTCCATCAACTCTGCGGTGCGAGTGATTTTGTATGCAGGACCAAAGAGTCCCTCTAAGACCCATTTATGCGTCTGTGTGCCATCTAAAGTACCCGTAAAACCAAATCTATACTTAGCGTGATGTAGGTGGGTCATAATGGACACCAGAGACTTGCTCTTAAATAGGTGTGCTTCATCCCCTATAATTACATTATAGTCTTCAAAGAATGTCTTTGGCAATTTATAAATTGATTGCCAAGTTGTAATCGTTACTGACATCTCTGTGTCCTTTTCCCTTCCAGCATAAATTTTGTGACAATATGCTCGAGCATCCCAACCATAATCTTCAAAGTCTTTATACATCTGTTCTACAAGACTTGTCGTCGGAACAACTATCAGGATACTTTGTTTCTTGGCAGTATAAAACCTTACGAGAGCGTAAATCATCAGAGATTTACCGCTTGCAGTGGGAGATATTAATAACCTTCTGTTATGTCTTAACGCATCGTACACCCCATCAATCTGATATTCTCTGGGAGTGTGACTACAAATAGATTTCATGTAGTCTTTAACACCACCACGAGAGATTATCTCATTACACTCAAATGGGAGTCCGTAATACTTATTTTCTTGAAACTCATAAGAGTAACCTGCAGTCTCACAAAAACTTACAAGTTTATCTAAGAGTCCAACGTATAGTTGTTTTGTGTTGAGATTGTATAGATAAATCTCTCCGTTCCAATGCCTCTTACGGTACTGAGGCATGAATTTTGCTGACTCAACTTCAAATTTAAAATAATCTCGGAGTTCATAATCAACGTGAGGTTCTGCTTTGATTTTTAAGAAAACCTCATTTGATTTAGATATAATCAAATCCGCCATCAAAATACTCATTGCTATATGAGTATTTAGTCCTTTCTGTAATCAATATTATGAAAAGAGTATTGGTTCCTCATGCATCTATAATCCTGCGATGAACTTGTTAAACTCAATTGCATTCTTTATTTGATAATTACGTTGGTGGATTTGTTTAAGTATGTCCTCCAGATACGCAAGCATCACATCATAGTAATCAAGTTTTAACGAAACTCCTGAGAGTTTCTCATCTGCATCAAGATACTTCTGCATAGTTTCTTTATCCCTAATCTTTTTTGGAAAAGGGTTTTCAACATAGACATCAGGGTCTGCTTTTCCACTGAAGTATTCATAACGCTCGTGACGAATATTTTTTCGTTGTTGATCACCCTTCTTTTTTAAAAGTAGGATATTATTGTAAATGTCAAAATATTTTGCATGTAAAGATGGGATCTTCAGAGATTCATTATGCAAGTTGTCGGGATCTATAATAGCATCCCTTGTCCACATTTCTTGAATCTTCACTAGGTCAAACGTCATAAGCGTTTTCCGTTCATATCGAATATATTGTAAATAGTATACTTGAAAGATACCTCTGCTGTAAAGTATTGGTAATCTTCAACCGTTGCATCTAACCGCATAGGTCCAAGCGAATATGGAAATATATTATCAAACTTAACTTGGAATTGTGCGCGTTGTTTACTATTTAATACAATCAATGTAGCATCTGAATACAGATTCTTTTGATCAGTAAATCCAGTAAACCTTTTCCCATCTTTCTGAAACTGTTTAATCTCTGAAAGTTTCTCAGGGTAGTTAATTCCTCTCAACCAATTTTGTATCTCCATATAGTTGAGGAGTTCCTCATCAACCAGGAAATTAACTGTCAAATCCTCAAACACTGGTTTGTCGCCAGGGATGGGTATATTCTTCAAGTAAGTTGGTTGCTCTGCAAATCCACAGGATATACCAGGGATGTTTACCTGATTGCCCGTAAAGGAAACTAATGGTGCTCTATTTATAGTAAACTTAAAACCAACACCAGACAAATAGTTTCTATTCTCTAGTCGCTGTGCTGATATACTTCTTGCTGGTGTTACGTTCATAACGCTTTTAAAACTATTTATGATTAAATATCTAATTCATAGCAAGCAGACCTTGCTAGTTCTGGATTCTTTTTTAGTGCGTTGTGGACATGTGAATGGACATCAACCTCTAGAGTATGATGTGCTCTAGTGTGAAAGATCTCAATCAATCCCAAGAACCCAACTAAAATCAGATTTAAGATTGTGAATGGGTGAAATATAGCAGAAGTAATCTTTTTCATAAGCATAAAAAAAGGGGGACCATGGTCCCCCTGCATTATAACAAGTTATTCGTGAATCAGAAGGAGTACTTGACACCCAACTTAGCACCATAACCACGGTCGATATCGTCGTCGCCAGATCCGATGAAGGAAACTTCACCATAAGCACCGAGAGAATCGGTAACAGCGAGTCCAAGACCTGCCTTACCAGAAGGAACAGTGTCACTTTCGGCACCGTCAGGGGAAACTACACTAGCGCCACCTTGAACGTAGTATGATGCAGACTCACCAAGAGCACCTTCATAGCCAACGTGAAGATCAGTAGTGGTGCTGGTGTAATTGGAACCAGACCAACCAGAATTAGCCTCAACGTTAACGTAGGGACCTGCAAGGGCAGCGCCTGCGAAAAGTGGAGCAGCAGCAACAGCTGCGAATACAGATTTGAACATTAGTTTTTTTACCTTTAGTTACTTGCGGAGTGGTTACCCGCAGATGTAGGATTGAGTTGTCTCAATCGCAATATGTTTAATATACCACCGTTTGGTGGAGTCGTCAAGTCCCCTAGGAGGACTGTTGTAAAACGTTACGGAGTAACGCTTGAGTATTTATATGCATTTATTTCTTGTTATTAAAAAGGGGTCGGATGACCGACCCCCCTTGTGTTGTAATGAAAACTCTTAAGAGTTTTGGATCACATAAGGTTCTTAACGAGAACGCGTCTGTAGTAGCGGTTAGCGTTAAGTTGCAGGCGTCCGAGACCTTGTGCCTTACCTTCCGCGAATGGGTTTGCGACCATGCCGTAGCGGGTCTTAAATCCGATTTTTGGTTGGAAGGTGTTCTCGCCAACTGCGCGTACCATCTGCAGGGGTACATATGGGCAGTAGAAGATACCTGCGTCATAAGGTGAAGCACCCTTATAACCAACAACGTAATACTGATTAGCAGCAACGTTTGCAGAATATGGGTCAATGTAGACTCTGTACTTACCGTTCAGAGTACCAGCAAAGGTGTTGCCAGTGTCATCAACATTGAGGTTAGCATTAAGTGCTGGGGTGTAGTCCAGTACGCCTGCCATTGTGAGTGCGGAAGCAACGTCTGCGGAACACAGAATAACGTTGCCCTTCCCTCTACGAGTTCTTTGTGCGATTGCGTTAGCATCACGCTCGATTTGGAAGATAAGTCCTTTGAACTTCTCAACTGACCAGCGACCGTTGGAGTCAACGTCAAGGTCAAACTGACCAGCAGTTGCAGTGTTAGCAACAGCACCCTGTTCAGCAACCTTGTAGATGGTTCTGATAACTTCGCGGTTGATTTCAGCAAGGATCTCTGTGGAGAGAATGTTTGCCAGTTCCGCTTCAGCGTTCAGACCGTGGATTGCCTTAAGGTCTTGTGCCAGTTCCAAGGAATACTCTGCTTTCAGAGCTCTGGACTTAGCGGTTACGGTGACTTTCTCGATCGAGAATGCCATCTCGTTGAAGGCGTCATTGCCAGTACCGTTAAGGTTCTCGGCATCGCCTGTTGCCATACCCTGACCAGTGTTATATGGTGAAGGGTTGGTTGTTGCTGTACCAACTGGGTTCAGTGCGGATGGGTTGCTGCCAACCTGACCTGTAGTACCGAAACCGACTGCGATATCGCTATAACCACCGGTAAGATCAAGACCTGCGTCCTGACCAGAGAATGCGGAATTTGCTTCGTCGTAGAATGCCTCTGTACCACTCTGGTTGGTGTAGCGTGATCTCATTGCGAAGATCAGGCCAGTAGGACCACTCATTGGTTGTACGCCAGCCAGATCATAAGCGATCAGGTTGGGCATAGAGCGTCTGATCAATGAGATCAGTACGGGGTCGAAACCTGCGGTTGGACCAGCTGCTGCTGAGTCTGCGCCAAATCCACCGGATGCACCAGCTGCGTTAGATGCGTTGGTTGGGGTTTCTGCCAGGTATGAAGAACCTGAATCGAATGCTGATTGCTCCCTGAGGAACTGCTCTTGGTTTTCTAGCAGGACTGCGGTTACCGCTCTACGATGTGAATCCTTGATTTTATCAAGTCCATCATAATCGAGAAGTGGTGCCCACTTTTCCTGCAACTGTTCGGAATGGAACATTTGCTTTTTCTCCTAAAAGTTAGTTTGTTTTAATGTTAAATTCAGTTTGATTTTGCAACTGTGGACAGTGCTCTCAGATAAGAACTCATGTCTCTTGTATAGTTGGGCGATTCTTGAACCGACTCAACTCCCTCTGAAAGGGTTTCTGTCTTTGCCGCTTCTGGAGTTGCGACCTTAGAAGGGAAATACGATTCCTTCAGCGTCTCCAGTTTTTCACGATATGCGGTTTCACTTTCAAACCCAACACTTTCGGCAAGTGAGGCGAGCTTCTCTTTCTGAGTGACTGCAAGTCCCTCGGAAACTGTTTCAAGGATTCCATCAGCAACCGACTCTGCGAGACGCTTGTTAAGGGAAATATTTCTTTGAATCTGCTCGTTGAGTTTTATCTCCATTTCATCAAGTTTATCTACCATGTTGTGGAGTACATCATATTTTTCTTCAGGGATAGTTACATAATGTTCTTCAAAAAGACCCTTCATTCCTGCAAGGAATGATTCGGTCATCTCAGTTTTAATGCCGTTCTCAACGGCAAGTTCGTTCTCTGACAACCATTCGCCAGAGACGTACTCCAGATAAGAATCAACTCTTTCAGTGAGTTCACTCTTGGATGCCTCAATGGCCTCCTGTAGTTTTGCATCATACTGTGCTTCAAGTGCTTCTCTAATTTCAATAACTTTTGATTTTAGAGCAGCCTCAAAGATAGTCTTTGCTTTTTCTTTAAATTCCTCGGAGAGTTCTTCACCACCGAGGAGTGCGTTGACATCTTCTTCAACATCAACATTGTCGCTAATTTCTGGGATTTCATTAACGACATCCTCTTCGACTACTTCATCAACAATCTCTGGGGATTCTTCGATGACTTCATCTTCAGATTCTACTTCTTCAGTCTTGACTGGAGTTGCAGATGTACTTGCTGACATTGCTGCAGCTGCACCCTTATTTACAACATCCTTGACTGTTTTGATCTTTGGTTCTTTCAATTTAGCAGAATTGTCATCTGCTTTATAATTCTCGGGGGTTGGACCACCAAGATCTTCATATGAACCTGCTTGACCAGGAGTAGAAACTGGGGTTGCAGAATTTCCTGCAGACTCAGCTGGTTTTGCACCAGCATTCACTGCAGTTTTTGATGCTGCTACACCCGCCTCCATCTCCTGTAAGTTACCACCAGACATTTGTTACTCTCCGATTGACCTGTTTATAACTATATTTATTTAGTAATTTATAGATTTACCAAGAAGTCATTGAAGAGTTCGATTTTCTTCTCATCAA